GTGAATGTTATACCACTGTCATCACCTGCACTTAAAATAGTGACAATTCTTCCTGAAGATAAAGTTACTGATCCACCATCTGCTAAAGCTCCACCAATAGTTAAGTTTCCTGCTCCACTTACTGAAGCAGCACTAGAAATACCATCGGCGTCTAAAGCGGTAGTATCAGAGATAAACTTTGATCTTACATCTGATTTTCCAACCATGTTAACTCCTTTTAATTGTTATGAGGAGGTTTTTACACCTCCCCATATTATAACATTATCTTTCTACCGCTGCAAATACGTAATCAACTGTCATTGTTTTTGCTGCTGCCGCACCATTCTGAATACCGAAAGAAACAGTTAGTTCTTCGTTATCTGGAATGTTTGTTAAAGTAGTTTGTTCTGCTACTAAAGCTTCGTCAACAAATATTCTAACAGCTCCGTTTCCGCTGTTTGCGTTTGGATCATAATGAAAAGCTACATCTACAAATGTATCATCTGAAATAGTAGCTATTGCTGTGTTGTCTGTTTGTGTTGAATCTTTTTCAATATGAAAATCCAAGTTTGCATCACCATCATCTTTTTGGAAAAAGATGCCATCAGTTGTTGTTAATGGAGATGTATCAGTGATTTGTAATCCCATTACAAAGTCTGATTGTGTTGCGTCACTTACTTTAAACTTAGCTTTGAAAAACATATTTTTTCCAGCTACGTATTTAAAAGATTCTCCTTTTAAATTAAAAAAGTCATTATCATCATCTGCATCGTCGTTTGTAATTAATAACGCACCACCAGCTTGTGAAGTAAGCGCTTCTGAAGCGTTACCAGATCCACCTTCTGTTGTAGTGATAGTCCACTCGTCTGCATGATATGTGAAAAAATCGTTTACGTATGAATAATACTTAAACGGGTCTAAGTATGGGTACTCAAATAATGGATTCCCTGGAATCTGATTTGATACTCCATTTCTAAAATGTGTAGTCGGCATAATGAACAGCCCTCCTTTAAGGCCAGTGAGATAAACTCACCATTCATGTTTATGCGAGGGGCACTCGTTAAAATGCCCCCCTAGGTTTTTAGCTTGGGTTTGATGCCCAAATACCACGCCAGTCAGAGAACCCAAAAGAGTATCTCTCTCTAGCTTTGTACCTTACGTTTCCAGTTTCAAAGTCGCCTTCCATAGAAGTAGCGATCCCTGCTCTGTTGAACATTTTCATTCCGTGTGGAGAATCTGTTCTGATGAACCAACGTTTGCTGCCAGTAAATCTGTGGTTTACATGGTATCCACCAGGTAACATACCTTTAGATACTAATGCATTCACGTCATTGTCAGCAGTTGCTGGTCTGTATGGAGACGCTAATAGTCTTTCCGCAACAAATACTAATTGTCTTGGAATGTGTAGAGTCTTACCTTGAAGAGCCACTGGAATGTCTCTATCGTCAGTAAAGCCTGCAATACCAATTAACGCATCTTCCAAAGAAGTTTCTGAAAGTTCCGCTTGTGTAGTGAAAGTATTTGCTTGAGTTGCGCCACTTTGAAGTGGGTGCGCAGTTGACGCTAATACAACACCGTCTCCACCTAATTGTGAAGAGTCGAATGCTTTATTAAATACGCTCGCTGCTTTTGTTTGTTTAGCTGATGCCATTGATCTAGCTAACGCTTTTGTAAGTCTAGTAGAAAGTTTATCATAAAGATTATCTTCCATAGCTTCCTCAGTGATTGAGAATGCCATAGCGACAGTTTCATGATTGTATCTTGCTACCCAACCTTCTCCAGTGTCAGCATAGTTTACAGCTTGACCTTCAAATTTTACAGAAGCTTCTCCAAAACCTGGGAAAAGAACTTCTTCTTCGAAGGCTCTATTTGATGTTTCCTCATCGAACAGTACGGCATGCTCGTTTTCGTATCTAGAATACTCTGTACCGAAAATTGCATGTAAGCCAGGTACTAGTTCTTTAAGGATTTGACCTCTTGATATAGCCATAGTTATTTACTCCTTATATTACGCAATACCTGTAACGCCTGTAGCGCCCATACGGTGTTGATGTGAATTAATTCTTACTAGAATGTCCATAGTAGTTCCAGCAGATGAGAAACTTAAATCAGTTTCTGCACTACCTAAAAGTTGTAGTGGGAAAGTGTTTGTAGTTGCTATCGTGCTAGAGTCTGCTACGAGACCACTCTTGAAAGTTACTGTTGAGCCTGATGGTGATGCTACGATTTGTAGGTTATTTCCAACGTTAGCTGCAGTTAATGCGCTAGACGCTTGATCTGCTTGGATCTTAAACAAAGTGTTTGGATCGTCATACACATAAGCTTTGAATTTAGCTTTAGCAACTGTGCTTGCTGGAATTGAACGTACAAATTTAACGTCGCCAGTAGAATTGTCTGAGTATTCAGCTCCGAAGAAAACACCTATTACTGAACCAGGGGATGCTGATCCCATGTCAGTTACAATGTTTCCAGAAGAATAAGTAACTAAGTCGCCTTCAAAAAAAGCTGAAGGTGCAGTAGCTGCTATTCTATATCCGTTACCGTCACAGAAATTATTGGCTCTGATTGTTCCACCAGTAGCTTGTCTTACTGGTTCTAATCCGTATCCTGCCATAATTTTCTCCTTATTGCAAGTTAAAAGTTTATACGATTCTCAGAGCCAATCTAATGATTTACTCTTCGAACCTTGGTTTTTGTCCACCACCTGTAGTGACAGTTGACTTGGACTCGTCTCGAACTGGCATCGATGGATTTTGATTTTGCATATATTCACTACTGTATGCTCTATCCATTTTTCTAGTTTGTTCGCGGTAAAACTCTTCTTTCTGTTCAACTAATTCTTTTGAGTTTTTCATAAGAATTAAATCGCCAGAACGAACAGTGCCCTCGTGTTTGCCAGCAGATAACACGTCAGCGTGATAGTCTCCCCCAAGTTCATCAGGTTTAACAGGCACATAGCCTTCGCGTAATCTTTCGTGGACATTTGAATCATCTGGATTATTCAACAATTCATGTCTAACCCATATGTATTCCATGTCCGCTTCTTTTCTTGATTCAGGAATCTCTAATCTTTTTAGTGGTTCCCAAACCTTTTTTCGAGTTGCCGAAGCCCGACTTTTACGGCTCGTTTTAGTTGCTTGTGTCATTTCTAACCTCCCGCCTGTTGGCGCACTTTTTGTCGCGCATATTCCTGTAGAGAAACACCCAGTCTGTTAGCCATATCAACTTCTGATTTAGTTAACTTAACTTGGTTTTTCCCGATAGCAGAGCGCGTTCCGCTCAAAACTGTTGGAACTTTTTTAGCTGCTTTAGTTTTAAACCTTTCAGGAAATTCATCCCTGATTCTAGAATCAAGTTCGTTATAATATTCATCAGCGTTTGTTGAAGGTACAATACCTTCATCAACTAATTCTTTATGAATAACCATAGCGGCTTGAGTCATTATCCGATCTTTAGTAGAATTACCACCAAACCATTCATTTCGTTTTTGCCAATTTAAAGCTTTACGATCTGGAGCATAGTCTTGTTTACTTTGCTCTTTCTTTGGTTTATCTTCTTGTGGTTTTTCTTTCCTAACACCAGATTCAGCCCTTACTTTGTACTGTTGTGCAATTAAAGTTTCTGCTTTGACTGAAGCTAAAGCATCTTGTGCTTTAATTTCTGAGTCAATATCTCCTGCTTCTTTTGCTGTTTTCAGTGCAGATAAGGATTGTTTCTCTTGAGCTTTTAATCTTTCTATGTACGAATTAATAGCCTGCAGCTCGGAATCCCTAGATTTAGTTTGAAGTTCATTTCTTTCTGAAGTCCAAGATTCTTCTTGTTCTTTTAGATTTTTAAGTTGAGCTTCTAACTCTTTCTTTTCTTTAACAAGACGTTTGATTCTTTTCTCAGCCCTCTTGCCAAATTGTTTTTTATCTTTGGGTTCCTCGATATCATCTGAGCTTTCTGTATCTTCATCTTCTTCAGACGGTTCCTCGTCTTCAGATTCTTCTTCTACAACTTCTTCTGATTCGACTGGAGCCTCCTGTTCAGTTGGCTCTTCAGGTTTGGTTTCTTCCGTACCTTCAGATTCTTCTCCTGGAAGATCAACAATTATTTCTTCTTGCTCTTCCTGTATTTCTTCTTTTTTAGTTTCGTCTACCATTAGACCTCCCTCGGTTGCGATCCGCGTTTTTCGCTTGTACTATATAATATACTAATATTATAATATATGCAAGTCTATTTATGTGATATTTTCGACGGATCTGGTACTACAGCTAGCACTTCATCGTCATTAATCATTGAGTATTCTTCTCCTTCGTACTTGAATTTTAACCCAACATACTTAGCAGTAAGAACCCAATCACCTATTTTACACCACGATTCGTTCTTATCATGATAACAATCAGATCCCATAGATATAACTTCAGACACAACACAAGAAAATTTAGCTGCTTCTCTTGAATCATCAGTTAATATTATGCCCCCTTTTGTTTTCTCTTCCACTTGCCTGGCTTTTAGTAAGACTCTAAAACCTGAAGGTTTTGGTAGCAATAATTGTTTAGACATTGTTTGCCTCCTGTTTGTATAGTTTTTGATACTCATCTTTTACTCTAGATTTCATATCTTGCAGGGTATGTCCTATACCCAACATATATTTGTATGAAGCAAAATCATCGGCACCAACACCAGATAGTTGATCTTTGTTGGCGTCTATTGCTTCATCCAAAGCCTTTAATAAATTGTCTTTTAATGTAGTAGCGTTCATGTGTCTCCTGTTGAAGGGGGCAGTTTAATGCCCCATCCATTTATTTAATAGTTACTGTTTTAGGTTTTTTCTCCTCTGGCACAATCTTTTCAATGTATATTGAAAGTAAACCATTTTTTAAATTCGCATCTGTCACTATCATATCATCTCCTAATGCAAATGATCTGATAAATGATCTTTGTGAAATACCCTGATGCACTACGTTTTTATCTTCAGTCTTTTCTTTTCTAACAGATTGGACTGTCATGGTGTTGTCTGCATACTCCACATTAATATCTTCTTTGCCAAACCCTGCTACAGCCATTTCGACTACATAGTGCAAAGCATCTAATTTTTTAATATTGTATGGTGGGTAGTTTGGTGACTCAGTTTTTATATCCATGAGTCTGTCTAGTATTGAATCGAACCCAACTGTAAATGGTCTGTAAGGTTCCCAATTTATAATATTCATATAACCTCCGTTAAGCGTTATGTTATGATCCCATTATGGCGATCGATGTTAGTATAACACGTTATTTATTTTTGTTCAAGTAAATTGTAAAAATAATTTGTATCATCACCAGCTGTCCATTTAGATTTGTTTTCTACTGAATAATATTCAGTTGATACTTTAAAATCTGGTTGTTTAGTTTCTGATGGAGTTAGTGATTTGTCATAGTATATAACTCTATTATTAGGTTGAGCTGCATAATGCCCATTGTCTAGTTCTAAAATATTAAATGATTTATGTTCTTCTGGTACTTCAGAATATCCTGTATTTAATGTATTATGATCTGAATGACAATTATCTATGGTAAATAAATATTCACCATGATACCATTTCTTTGACGGTGCAAGATACTTACAACGCACTCCAGCTATAGATTGTTTTTCTATTACTGTAAGATTGTAACTAAATGCATCCCATAGTTCTAATTCTTCTAACTCAAGATCCAACTCAGTAGGACTACTAACAAAAGCACTAATAGGGAGCTTATCATATAAAGCACCATACTCTGGTAAATATGTTTCAAAGTAAAGTGCTCTACCTTGAATAGATTTGCAAGCAACCCAAACACCTTCTACAAATTCTCCATGTCCTTTTTGATGATCATATAAATATTGTTTCTTAACATAAACTTTAATAGGCGGTAAGTTAGCAACTAAAAATGACATTACTTTTTACCACGAGCTTTTTTCAATGCTTCTTTACCTCTCTTTGCTATTGCCGCTTGTTGCGGTTTACCAGCAACTTTAGCACGTTGTTCTACAACAGTTAAGATTTGTATCTTACGTGCGTACGGTTTATTAATTCTTTTTACTTTAGCAACAGTAGCCCTGGCATCTGCAGGTGTTGCATACTTAATACTGACTGTATCTTTTGGATTCTCATCTGTATATAATCTACGATCAGAACCTTTTGGTTTTTTACCAGTGCCTACTTTTGGATCTTTTCTTTTTACCACTTAGATCTATTCGCCCAATATGCAGCAGACATTTTACCTTTTGCAATATTTTTTGCATGTCTTGCTTTAAAAGATTTTCTTTTCTTTTTCATTCTATCAGACTCTCCTGCCTTTGGTTTGCCAGCAGTCTTCGCTCCTTGCTGACCATATCTAATTGTTTTAATTTTGTTACCTTCTTTAGCCACTACTATGTGTGACTTCTTGGGGTGATTGGGTGTACGTTTTGGTTTATTAAAACCTGTAACACCTGCTCGTTTTAATCTTGGATCTTTAGCCATTATCTATACGCCTTTGTTTTCTTTGCAATCCCTTTCGGTTGCTTCACAAACTGTTTGCCCTTTTTTGTTCCTTTTCGCTTTGCTCTTGTCGTTGCCGCATACTCCGCAGATGACAGAGCCTTGATTGCTTTCTCTGGTAGATACCTTTCCCCAGTAACGCTTGACTTCTTCCCAGACTTCGTTCGCCATTTTTGTTTACCCCAATCTTTTAAACTCTTTTGTGATTTAGCTAATGGCATCCCAGTGTCTCCTTACGACATCAAGTTTGTCTTCAGCATCTGCTACATTTCCCATAAGTTTATCTATCTCCTCCAGGTGTTGGGGATGTTCCCCAATACCCACAGGATTTGACAAATAAATATCTATAGTAGCCTTTGCCTCAGCTATTTGAGCCTCATATTTTTTAACTAAAGCTTGTAGTATTTGTTGATGCATTTATAAAATAATTATAAGTGCTAATACGATTACAGCTATACCTAGAATTTTTTCTTTTCTAGAACTGTCTTTAATCATACCCCAAACATTTTTTATCTTATCCATGAGTACTCCTATTTCTTTTTCTTTTTCATTTTAAGCATCATAAAATCTTTTTTAGAAATTTTACCATCCTTGTTTGCGTCTATTTTGCTCTGCTTACCTTTAAGTTTTTTAGCCGCTTTAGGCTTGTTCTTTTTAGCAGCAGGCACTTTCATTGCATATCCTGGCATTACTTATATCCTCCTCCAGCTTTTTTGTAGGCCTTAGCCAATGCTTGCGCCTTCCTAGCACTCCATTGTCCAGCACCCGTTCCATGTGAAGCTTGTGCTTTAATACGATTAAAGATTCGCTTCCTTAATCCAGGCTTAGTATAATTACCAGCTTGGTTAACTTTTGATTTACTTTTTGTTTTTGCTTTTGCCATTCTTCAACATTCCTTGTAAAGTTTTAGCTTGACCCGCATGAGTCTTTGAAGCTTTCTTCAAACCTTTAATTACTTTTTTAAGTTTCTTTTTCATTATACTCTCCTTATGCTTGTATTGATTATGCCTTCAATATTAGAAGTCATATCAGCCGCAGCATCCATTCCCATCTGCGCTTCTTTTAACTTACGATCTTGATCTTTATTTTCATCATCAATCATTAATTTACTTTCTTCTAAGTCCATTTTATCTTCATGTACTTTCATATCGTTCATTAATTTTTGTGCACGTAAAGCTAAATCTTTTCTTTGAATATCTAATTGTTCTTCAGCTGTAGTTTTATTTTCTCCAGCCATAATTTTTTGTTTCTCTTCATCAAACTGATTTACTTTATCTGCAGCTTGTGCTGCCATTATTGCAATTTGATTTTCCATTTGAGGTGGCATCTGTTGACCAGCCATAATCATTTGTTGTGCTTGAGGATCTTGAATCATCTGTGCCATTTCTTGTTGATACTTTAATGCAAGGTGATCTTGTATATGCGACATTAATAATTGTTGCATAGCTGGATTACTTTTGTACGCAGGGTTTTGTAAAAACATACCATGTGTAACAATGTGTGCATCATGATTTTGATCAGGTCTTGGTTGTAAAGGTGCCCCCTTTAACGAAGCCATGTTCTCTGAAATAGGATCAGCAGTGAAAGGTTGTTGTTGTTGTTTTAAATATCTTTGTGGTTCGTCCACGCCCATCGCTGAAAACAATTCCATACCTATTTGCTCCATGTTGTAAGCGGCTGGGTTTTGTTGAGCGATGGACATGATGGCGTTTATTTTTGCGATCCTGTGTGCCTCAGTTGGCATATTAGGATCTGATACAGGAATTACATCAATACTTTTAAGATTGAAATCTTTCCTAAATATCTGCTGTGCTCC